AAGATTGTAAAAGATTTAGCACAAACAAGTGATGGCGTTGAAACATATATGGTTGACGCTAACTATACAGATTCAGATACAACACAATTTATAGGTAAAGTTAAGTATGATGATGAGTGGCAAGACCTAAAAGAAGCAGTTGAGTGTGAAGATGTGCATATTGACTCTTATGCTAGTGAAGATGAACCACTACAAGTTATACCTATGACCGAGGCAGAGGAAGATAAGAATGCTGGTGTCACAAGAGATTCAAATAATAATGTAAAAGGAGTTGAATATGGGGTTTGATTTTTTTATACTACTTCTATTGATCGCTATAGGTGCTTATGCAGTATCTAATTCGATTCATATTGCATTTATATTTAACAATGCAATCAAAAGTTGTAAAGTATATTTAGAGAAATTACTTGATTTATTGAGATAAATTGGGTGCTTGACAAATTGATTAAAATGATGTATAGTAATAAACTAATGCGTAAAAAAAAGACTACAAGAGAGAAGTGGCAGAAAATCACTAGACCTACATTTACAAGAACACTACAAGGATTTGAAAGACCCGATTATACTTTAGATATAAACGGCATACAAAGAAATTCTATACCAACAAGTGATAGAATCCCAGGCGCTTGTGTAAAGAGAACTTTACCACAAGTCAAAATGCCTGCTGGTAAAACCATCGGTATCGCTTACAACAAAGGTAATTATCAAGTTGTTGACGCTGCTGATATTAAAACAATGGGAAAGAAGATATGAAGAAATCTATACTAACATTATTTGCTGTGATGTTTATTACATCGGCAAATGCAGATACTAAAAGTATAACTCCGCAAGAGTTTGCTCAAAGTATTAGTGAGGTTCCTAGTAAAGTATCCTCTGCTGTGAAAAACGAGTGGGAGAAAACAAAGGAGTTTCAAAAGAAATCTTGGAACGAGACCAAACAAAAATGGCCTTGGAACAAAATATTTAAAGGTGACAATGCTTCATAATATTGAAGATTTTTGTAATAAGATTATTAGTGTTGCTGATCAGGCAAAAAGACTCAAAGAAGAGTCAAAGTCTGGTCACAATGCTGAGATCAAAAACAAGATTGAAGATTTACAAATGCAATGCAGATTAATCGGTAACGAAGGGAGAACCAATGATAACTAAAGAAAGTATATTTGAAGAATTTAAGATTGCAAAAGAAAAAGATATTGCAAAAAGTAAAACACCACCTCCATATGAGAATGTTTTTACTAACAGAATAAAAGTATTAGAATCACATAGGGACGCTAAGAAAGCACACCCTAATCAATATCGTAATTTAGATATTAATTTTGATAGATTGATATTGGCATATAAGAGTCCTGTGCCAGTTGATCATTTTTACAAAGTTGTATTCGGTAAGACACTTGAACAATACGAACATGATAAGAGATTGCAAGAGTTGTCCGAGGCACAATTAGAAAAATTAGAAAAACAAAAAGAGAAGGAAGAGAATGTTAAAGAAGTTTCTTTTAATTAGTAGTTTGTTGTTGCTCTCTAATTGTGCTAGTAAGCAGTCCTATATTGGTGCGTCCACTACAGCGGCTGTTGCTGGCACAGCGTGTTGGCAATATCTATCAGACAATCCTGCTGTCGTTGCTACTTGTGCAGTTGCAGGATCATTTAAGGGTGCAGATATTATGAATGGCGAAACAGATGATCAATTAATGACTAGAGCATTTATAGATCATTTAGAAAATGCCCCTAATAGTCCAGGGTTTACTACATGGCAAAATCCTAAATCACAATCAAGTGGTATTATTAAGACGACAGGTTTCTATCTAAAGGGTCCTATCAAATGTGCTATGGTTGAAACAACACATGATCAAAATTTAGATAACACTAGATTCTTTGATTCAATACTATATGGTAATCCATATAGAAAAATGATGTGGCATGAAGTTTGTAAAATGCCAGACGGAAGGTATATGGTAACTAATCAATGAAAAGATTCTTTTTAGATAACTTACCAATCGTTTGGTTTATATTGATCATACTTGTATCGGCACTATTAGTTGCTGATCACGCTAAGAGTGAAGACTCTTTTGAAAACACAATGAAAAAGATTGATCAATTAGAAGGCAAAAATGTTAAAGTAGAATATGATAAGATACAACCATTGAAAGATCAATATTGCTTTATTAAGATTGAGATCAAAGAAATCAATGGTGAGATAGTAAAACAAGAAGTTGTAGAATGTGCAGATGGCCGAAAGGCATATGACGGCCCAACATATTGGGAGTTGTTTGCTCAATTCTATTATGGCGATATGAATACGCCTGCTTATTGTAGAAATTATGAAAGGCCAAACCATGCCTATCATAAACCTGGCAAAGTTTGCCTTGATAAAAATGGTAATTGGGAGGTAAGAAAGTGATAAAATCTATATTTACACTTACAATCTTATGGGTAGCCATTGCTTTTGCATGGGAACCCTTTACTACAACGGTTGAGAAAACACAGGCTGTTGACAAAACAAAGAAAATAGTATATAATGTGTTTAATAATATGAAGGAGAAGGTGAAAAATGAGTAATATACTCAAATATATAATGATCACAGGTATGGCATTGTTATTAACTAATTGTGCTTCTAATACTTACAAGATCAAACAAGAAAAGGATAAACAAGTCCTAAAAGTCCCATCTTGGTATATGAACGATTATTCCGAGAAGAAAGAATGTGGCACTACTAGATTTGGTAAGAACAAATCAAAAGAGTGTATATTCGGTGTGGGAACTTCAGTATCACCTGACCTAGAACTTGCAATTGAAAAAGGTATGTTGATTGCAAAAGCAGAGGTCGCTGATAAAGTAAAAGGTGAGATGAATAAGAAGGCGAAGATATTTACAACCGAGTTAGGTAAGAACTTACAGAAAACGGTTGTGACCGATGTTGAAACAACATTAGTCAATATCATTAAGAATACACCTGTTAGAGGTTATGAAGTATGGAAACAAGAAGTGACCTTAACAAAGAATGGTTATTACAGAGCATGGATAGGTATCAAGTTACCTATGGGTGAATACAATAAGATGTATAACTACTCGGTAGAAACCGTTGTTGACGCTTTCAAACTAAAAGAAATCGCTCAAAAGGCGTATGATGAGGTTGAGATAATTGCTAATGAGCAATAAGATAATCATTTATTCAAAGCCGAATTGCACATATTGTGTAAAGTCTAAAAACCTAGTTAAGACTCTCGGCTTTGAATACGAGGAAAAGATGTTCGGAAAAGACTTTACAAGTCCCGAAGAATTATTTGAGGCCGTAGGTAAACAAGTAAGAACTATGCCTCAAATAATCATAGATGAAAAACACATAGGTGGTTATAACGAATTAGTTGAATATTTTTCAGACAAAGGTCTGGTTAATTTTAAAGGTGAAAAGATATAATGGCAAAGTTGAATATGTTTATATTATTATTAATGCTGACGACTATAACATTAATGACAACAGGTTGTGAGAAACCTATATCAGAACAAAATCAAATACTTGGCACTAGAGCATGATGGCAAAAGATAAGAACAAAGACAATGTAATTATATTTCCTAAAATACCAAAGAAGAGGAATGTAAAGACAGAGCAATTAGACGCTAAAAGACAAGAGATATTAAGACAGACTCATAATAAGATATTTGTTCAGGCGATTGCTGAAGATGTGACCGAGACCGTATTATTAAGAATGAAAGATGAAGGTTTTAATTTAACAGACCCAACCTTTCTAAAAGATTACAAGATGTTATCTGAAGCACTTAACTCATTGCTATACAGACAAGTCCATATGGGACATCAATTACAAAAGAGAGTTGATAAGGCGATAACAACAAGAGGTAAAGGCAAAGATTTATATGCTATTACAATTGACTATGACAAGTTTTAAGAATTCCATAAAGAACCTTGGGATATTTCATACTACTGGCAAAGGTATGATCTCTAATCAATGCTATATAATAAGGAGAAATAATGTTTAATTTATTTCAAAAAGACTCTTTAAGAGTTGTTTCAAAATCAAAAAGAGTGGTAAAAAGAGGCAGAAAAACTTTGTCTAAAAGAACAAAGGTAATGAATCTTTTATCAAAAGGCGCTCCAGTAGCATGGAAAACGCTAAGAACTAGATTTGATCTAGGCTCTCCAAGAGCATTAATTGATACTTTAAGATCAGAAGGTAATATGATCTATATCAATAAAACAGCAAAAGGCACTTCATACAGAATGGGTGTTCCTACTAAAGCGATCATCGCTGCTGGGATCAAAAAGTTATACGGAACTCCGTATGCTTACAAAAATGCGTAATTCTCTCAACGCATAAATATATGTGGGCGTAGAAGCTAGCGTGGACACGCCCACACTACATAACAAAATGAGGAGGGCATAATGCCAACAACAACACAAAACTTAAACATGACTATGGGAACTGATACATCAAGTGCCCCATTGTTCCATGAAATTCTAACTAAAGTAAATAACGCAAAAGATAAACCTGCCAAGATTGCAGTATTAAAGAAACACGACTCTGTCCCATTAAGACAGGTTCTAAAAGGTGCCTTTGATCCTAAAATCAAGTGGGACTTACCTGAAGGCGTGCCGCCATTTAAAAGAAATGACGCACCAGCAGGCACAGAGCATACATCATTATTTTCAGAAGCCAGAAGACTATGGCATTTCGTAAAAGACGCTGACCCAAATTTAACAAAAGCAAAAAGGGAGATGATGTTTATTCAATTGCTAGAGGGGCTGCAAGAAGATGACGCAGACCTTATGATCGCAGTTAAGGAAAAGACTTTAAATAAACGATATAAAGGTCTTACAGACGCTGTGGTTAAAGAGGCTTTCGGTTGGAATGAAGACTATAAAACTTCATAACAGATAAATATTATAGAGTGATTCTATAAAATTCAATTATAGGGTGTATGACAGAATGTCGCACCCTATAATCATTGATTTCATTATACTTTTTTTGCCATTTTTTTATTGACAATCCTTTGTTTTTCTGATATATTATTAGTATGAAAACAACAAAGGAGAATATATATTATGTCTAAAACAAAACAATGGGCAGAAAATACTGCTGAACAAAAAGTTGATAATATAATTGCTAAACTAACATCTGGCGATATAACTAGATCAGACGCTAGAACTCAAATTATGAAAGTTGATAATATTGAGATGTTAGGTATTGATGAGAATACGGTTGACGAAGTAATTTATGAGGCACATGCCAATGCGTAAAAACTTCTTAATTCTATTTTTAGTATTCGTATATATCTGGTCTTGGTCTATATTCAATGCTGTCAATGCTGCTGAAAATAAGACTCAGGCAATTATCGGCCATGTTATTACAGAAACCGTTAAGGGAACTGAAATTGACTCAATGGCAATACTAGAACAAGAATTAAAAATCTTAATGCATAAATCAACGCTTGATATGATCAAGTTGATTGAAAGTAGATTACCTGATATACTTGAAGGTATCGCTGCTGAGTTAAGATTACAATCAGACGAAAAACTAAAATGTGAATTATTGAAAGGATCACCTAATGGATGTATCTAGTATTAATTCATTTTTACAGGCACTATATTTGTATGTGCCAAAAGAATTAGTTATTATTATTTTAGCATGGTTTGTTATATCTGCTCAAATACTATACAAGGATTATAAAAAGAATGCCAACAAAGATAACTAGAAAACTAAAACTAAAGAGAAGACTCAAAAAAGAGTTTTCAAGTAAGCGTAAATACAAAACAACATACAAAGATATTAAGACATATTTTAGAATGTTCAACGCTGCTTTATTTGAAAGTAAGTTATCGCCATTTGGTCAGATACAAATTAAAGACCTTACTAGAGAGAAGTGTATAGGTCAAGTGGTTACATTAGAATGGAAAAGAAAAGGCACTAGATTATTTAAACTAGAGATGTTGCCTTCATATCCTAACAAGAAAGATTTTTTAGATACACTTGTCCACGAGATGGTTCATTTATATCAAATGCAGAATTTAGGTGACTCAGGAACTCATAATGATTTATTCTGGTCGTTTGAAGGAAAGGTAAACAGCGTAGGATTGACACTTTAACATTATTATTATATTATGAAAGACACAGAAAAAAATCACATAGACGAATGGTTACAAAAACAGATTAAGAAAGGTATTAACACTATCGAGTCTGTATCAAAAGGTCCTAAAGGTAAGATCACATTATACTACACAGGACATTTACAAAAAGACATTTACAATAATTTTCCAGGTAGAACTAGTAAAAAGATATTTAAAGGGTATAGAAACCATTTAAACAATGACAAGTTATTATTCACACAAAAAAGATTTATGAATGATGGCTACGAATATTATGTAAGGAGAATATGAAACTACTAAAAAAACATACTGATATATTACAACAATTAATTAAGGGCAAGGGTTTCTTTAGAACGCCTACGGTGCCTTATAAACATACTGATAAAAAAGAAGTATTAGATTTATTAGTGCAGTTATACTTAAAAGGTTTGTTAACCTTTCAAAGACAATATGATGTGCCATTGATAGGACCTAGTAATGAACACAAGGTTAGATTCAAATGGTATGATGTTATGATTGATAAAAAGAAAACAATATCAGATTTAAAACAGGTAGTTAAACATGGCAAAATTTAATTGGGAAAAACTATTACATACAAGTTGGTTCTATACTAAAGTCTTCTTTGCTATATTAGCATTGATGACAGCCACTTATATGTGGGGCACATATAATCCTAATAAGAAAGCAGTAAAGAATGCTAATGAACAATTAGAAATCTTTTATATACAAAAGATAAAAGATATGGAGTTGAGAGAACCAGAGTTTGTATATAGCAATGATATTCAATTTGTGAGAGCAATGCATAAGTGTATTGATTATATAAACTTCTCACTACCTAGATTAGATAGAGTGCCATACGAGATGATTGTAGCACAGGCTGCTTTAGAAACAGGTTGGGGCACAAGTAGATTTGCAGTAGAAGGTAATAATCTATTTGGTATTAGAACATGGGATAAAGATACGCCACACATGATAGCACAAGGCATGGGTAAGAAATGGCCAGGTTGGGGTGTAAGAATATTTGCTAGTAAATGTGATAGTGTAAAAGAATATATTAGATT